GTACATCAACTCGCTGAATGCGCAGCAGGTCGAGGCTGAGATCTTCCCACTCCTCTTCGGCCCGCAGGTGCAGAACGGAACGAACACGTACAAGCGTTCTCCGAACGTCATCAACCCGAAGAATCCCGGAACGTCTATCGACGTTGTGAAGACATCGGGCAACGTGCAGCAAGGAATTGAATTCGGCCGCCAGCAAAAAACTGCAATCGAGGAGAACACTGGTGTGAACAACATCGTCGCTGGTCAGAATGCTGAGAGCACTCTCGGCTCGACGGTCATCTTGAAAGAGGCTGCTCTCAACCGTCTCACACCTCCTCGCAACTCGATGATGAATGCTCTTCAGACAGACGCACATATCGCACTTTCATGGATTGAACAGACCTACCCTGTGGATAAAGTCTTCCTCATCGATTCGAACGAGGACGTCAACGCATTCGTCCAGCAGAACCCTGGATTCTTTATCGAGGCAAACCCAGTACAGGGAGATGACGGCACAATCGTCGGCCACGTGGTCACAGCGTCTCAGAACCTGCGCCTCAATTTCGACTTCACAGCCGAAGGAGACCTCCTCGAAGACGTCCCGGCGCGTACCATTTCGGCACGCAATCTCTTCAAAGAGATGGATGACCACGGCCACAAGAAGGCATATCTCGAGTTCCTCATTGATCCGGACTCGATGCTCGTTCCATCGATGGAGATTCAGAAACAGAACTACATGGCCGTATCCCCTGTCATTACGAACCAAATCAACCTCATTTTCCAGCTTCGTCGAAACGACCCCGAAGCAGCCGCTGCTCAGGCTCGCGCATTCGAGCGCATGTTGAAAGTCCAGCGTGAAAACATCTACGACTATATTCCAAAGGCAACGTACGATGCGATTATCTCGCTCCAACCTTCCGAAATTCCTCCTCCATCTGCTGATGCTCCAATCGATAAGACGAAGCTCTACAAGGACGCACCTGCAGATGTTCAGGCTCAGATTGAAGAAGAGGCAGGTCTCAAGCGCGAGTCGAACGACATGCCACCTCAGACACCCGGAACCATTCCTCCTGTAAAGCGAGTGAACCCAGCGGCTCATGTTGCTGGTCAGAGTGATGACCCGAACTCAGGACGTCCAAAGGGAATCAACCAAATTCCTACTCCACAGGCACCGATGGGCGCAGCGGTCGATGCAAGCATGGGACGTGCAGCCAACCTTCCATTTTTCCCAGGCGGACAACTCTAAAATAATTTATGCCACCTCTCGAAAACCAGTCAGATAAGCAAAAGATGATTGCTTTTGCACAAAGCGAGCATGTCGGAATCGTTATTGCACTCTTGAGAGAATGCCTCGTGAAAGGGTCGCTTGTGGGAGAAGACGAGTTCAAGACTATTGTAAACGCGGTCACGATGGATGCGCAGTCGAACGTCATCCTCGCATTTATCCAGAAGATTGACGATATTAAAAAGGGCAGCCTTCACAACCAACCATAGCAATGACAAAGAAACCCGTAGAGCTCAAAAAGGAAAAGTTTACATTGCAAGTTAACTACTCCAAAGAAGCAGCAAAAAAGAAGTTGATGAAGTTCATTCCCGCAAAGGGCGTGAAGGAGTTTGTTATCAGCGCAGATGAAATGTCGACAATCCTCATTGGTCAGGTAAACTCCGAGCTTGTTGAAGCCACATTTGTCGAGTCCGACCGTGTGAATGTCGTTGAGGTGACGCGCCAGATTCGCGCGCGGGCAGACCGAGACATCGCGAAAGGTGAGGAAATTCGTATTGAATATACACACCCATATCCTGTTGAGTTTGCCATCATTGAAGAAGCTGCGAAGATCGCGAAAATCAACATGGATGCTCCTCGATACGAACTCACCGCTGAGTACATCAAATCAGTGAAAGACAAAATAACTCCTCAACAGAGGAAATTCTCAGACCTTGTCTGGAAGTTCTTCAAGAATCTTTTTAACAAGAAGGCGGATGTTGCCACCTCACCATAGGGGGCAGCAATTTTAGTCAGATAAAAACCCTGACGGTGGGATAACCGTCTTATGTATGACACTAGCGACAAAATTGAAGAAGGCGAAGGATCTCGGAATTAAAATTCCTGAAGGCGAGACTCCAGACGAAAAGGCCCTCGATGAGCTTATTGAGCAGAAGACCGCTCAAATTGCTCAGGACAAAGAGGAGGACAAGATAAAGGAAGCGGCCGAAAAACAAGCCGTTGAGGAGGCAAAGAAGAGCAGGATTATCCTTCAGGATATCGACGGAGCTGATGTTGATCAGTCCGAGTATTTCTTCCCTCGTAAGGTAGACGAGAAGACCGCGGACGGTAAGGTGTTGAAAGCGACGGACCAGACAGCCCCGGCGTATTTCAACCGCATGTGTGGATATCCGGTAGACCGAGACGACCTCAAAGAAGTGTTTCTTCAATACTTCCCACGTCGTAAAGGGTTCCTTTTCTACAAGGTCCGGGATAAGGAGGTATACCTCGTCATTGTACCGCTCAAATACGCCACAACAGTGAGTGCTTCTAACGAGTCTGCCCCAGGCCACTTCCAGCGCCACGCCCTCTCGTTCGTCGACGCCGGTTCCGTGAACATCGATTCTCTCAAAATCAAGCTGACCAGAATTGCAAAACACTCGAGTATTGCACAGGAGCCTCTTGCGTAATTAATAGGAGGGGATAGTATTACAAGTAACTCAACGTCACCGACGACGATACAGTCGGAAATATATGAGCGATGACCCAACAAAAGTGAACGCAGTAGATGATGAGGCGGCTCTCGATGCAGAACTCGCAGCATCTATCGAAAGCGTTAAAGCTGGACAGACCATAGAGGCAAAACCTCAAGGTCAAACTGAAGAACCAATACCCGCCGGAGCAACAGGTGAAGCAGCACCAACTGGAGAAACGGGTTCTACAGAAGAGGCACCCAGCAATCCTCAAGCAGACGGAGCAACAGGAGAGGCGGAGTTCCGAATTCCCAATAAGGGTAAGTTCGAATCTGACGAAGCTTTTGAAAAGCGCGTTGAGCTCTTCGACCTTGTAAAGAAGCGAAAGTCCGCCACAACTCCTGAAGCGAAAGCTGCACTTTCTGACCAGATCAAAACGGCTAAGGGTGAACTAAAGACGTTAGGGTCTTCGGAAAGATTTACTCAGTCAAAAACTGGGGGTGCCACCGAACCAAAGGATCCTACCAATGGAGCGGGGGAAGTAGATCCAAATCTCGCAGCCGACCAAGCACGACTCAAAGCTCTTGGAGGGGCCACGAAGGAGGATGTCGAAGCAATAATTCAACAGACCCAGCACGATGCAGAAGTCCGCTCGGATGTGAAAACATTCGTCGGAAAGCACGCCGAACTTGCTGATGAAGATGTGCGGGAAGTATTCTTCGCCTTTGTAGAAGCAAACTACAACTGGGAAGGAAAGGCAGGTAAAGAGTTGGCAACGACTCTTGAGATGGCTTTCGAAAATATGTTCCGCCCATCGGAATCGGTCCAGGACCGAGTGCTCAAAGCTGCAGGTGTGCACGAAAAGGTCAATGCAATGCAGTTCCCTGGTGGAACTGGATCAAAGACCACGTTTTCACCTGATATGCAAAAAAGCATTGATGAGTTGAAAGCCACTGGGCTCTCTGAAGAAACTGCCGCCGAACTACTTTCCGAATAGGTACCCTCATAGGTAACTATTTTTGAAGTATGACTTTCGTACAGGCCAACATCAAAAATCCAACACGTTCTCTCAAGGAGGTTCCAAAGGCATCAGCAACTGTGATGACGAAGGGATACGTCCTTGACTGGTCGTCTGGTCTCGCAATCCTCGGTACGTCTTCGACTGTTGTCGCGGGCGTTATCGGTGTTTGTAACAAGACAATCGCGGCTGCTGACGCAGAAACGGTTGTTCCTGTAATCGAGCTCTTCCAGAACGACGTTTGGATTGCTGACTCAACAAACAACTCAGACGCGACGCACAACGGCCAGAAGATGGTGCTCGGTGCAAACGGTGGAATCGTAAACAACACTGGAACGACCTCGACAACGGGTATCGTCCAGCAGGTCGGTGTTTACGGCGCAGCAGCTGACAAGAAAATTCTTGTTCGCTTCCTCAACACTGCTTAATAACCCAATTAGCTTACACGTATGGTTGGAACAATACAGGATTATGCGGTCATCGTGAACAATGTTCTTAAACACATTGCTCCGAAGGTCGCTCCTACGACTCGCGCCGAGTATCTTGATTTCATGCACAAAGTTGAAGACAATCAGCGCATCTACTCAGATACCGGTGTTACGGGTCTCGGAATGGCAGAAATCATCCCGGACGGTGGTGTTGGTGTTTCGGACGCTCCTATCCAGGGGTACTCGAAGAACTACACACAGATGCACTTTACGAAAAAGGTTCGTTTGACCTTCCAGTCGAACTTCTTCCTCTTCGAAAGCGCAGCTGCGAAGATTAAGGGCACAGTCAAGGCTAAGGTCCTTGAAGGTAAGAACGCCATTGAGCTTGCGAAGAACTACCTCGCGCAGTGTCTTCTCTCTCAAGGCTTTGGTACAGCATTCACATGGGTTCCTATCAACATGGTTGGTACACCTACTCCGATCTCAACCCTCGGTGCGGATGCAGTGCCTTATTGGTCGGCTATCCACCCTCGCGAAGACGGCGGTCCAGTTTGGAGCAACGTCATCGTCGATGTGGTTCCTTCGCCTCAGTTCACGTACTCATCGTTGCTCGCGGCTCGCCGTCAGCAATCTTTGAAGAAGGACGGTCGCGGAATGCCGCTCATGTCTACTCTCGATACGCTCGTGTGTCGCGCCGGTTCAATCACCGCGCAATTCGCGAAGACGATCAAGGGTACTATCGACAAGGGTCTCGCTCCTCAGCAAGTCAACCTGTTCAACAACACGCCAGCTACCGACACCTTCAGTGTCGTCGAGCTCTCGCCGTTTGAGAACCAGGGTCTTGACGGACTCATGTGGGGTATGTATGACTCGAAGATGAAGAATGCCGACTACGGATTCCTCTACATCGAGGCGCTTCCTACCCGAGCAGAACCTGCAGTTATCGACCTCTTGGGTAACCAGGACCTCGTCCTTAACTTCAACTCTCTCGCACAGATGGGTGCATCTGACCTCCGCGGTTGGATGTGGAGCGATGGCGACGGCCAGACCACTTAGGGTGATGGCGCAACCACATAGATTTTCTTGATAGTCCTTCTACTCAGCGCCTTCGGGCGTTGAGATAGGCGGATTAAAAGCCTTCTTACAAATTATTTTCACCACGTATGTTACAAGACGCATCATCACGACATATCTCGTCGGCTATCAGTGCCCCTCCGGGTGACACTGTTCTCATCGCTCGAGATCTCACGACTCCAGCATGGAACTACATCCACGAAATCATCGGTGACATGAGCGCCGCTGGAGCGATGTCAATCATTGCCATCGATTCTGACAACACTGAACACATTTTGGGTACATTCAACTTGGCGGATGGGCAAGGTCTCACACTTCAAGACGAGCCAGGTCAAGACAACCGACCTCGCTTCGAATTCAATCCTGACCAGAATGCAGTCATGCGAACGGTTACAGGAACTTTCACAGGTTCGATGGATCGTTCTATTCGATACTAAACTATGAACCAGTTCACTCCCGCACAAGTAAAAGCGATTCAAACTTGGACGGAGCAGCGTGACGCTCTCCTCCGGGAGATTGGTGTATTCTCCGCGCAGTCTGGAGAGGTTCAGAAAAAGCTTAAAGAAGATGGTCTTGCACTCGCGGACATCCACAATCAGATTTCTGAAGGACGTGGTCGTATTGCTGAACTTGCTGCTGTTGAAGAACGGTGGAGGAACTCATTGCCAGCAGACATCGCTGAACTCGAGGTTCGTAAGTCACGACTCGAAGGGGAGGTTGTTGAGAAAGAGTTGAAAGCAAAAGCCGCTGAAGACAAATACCAAATCGTTACTGGGGCGACCAAAGACCTCTCCGATGCACACGTCGTTATGACCGACCAAGCGAAGATTGTGGAAGGAGTTCTCGGAGGAATCATTCAAACAAGTATCGCCCACGCATCTGATGCGAAGGTTGTGATGGATGAGGTTAGAACGATAGCGCTGGAAGTCATTGAAAAGAGTCGAAAGAATATCGAAACTGCTGACATTGTAATTCCTAAATTGACTCAGTTCGTCGTTGACCTTCAGCGACCAATTCCTGTGCGTCGAGTTCCCGACCGTCAGGTTTTTCGTCATATGAATCCAACAGATAAAGAACCCCAAGAATAATTATGAGCTACTTAAGCACATCACCCGGCGATCCAAATTACCTCGGCTATTTTGCAACGCCTGAAGCACTCGAGGCGGCCTATCCGGTCGGTTTTCCTGGTGCGTTCGCCCTTGTCGGTTCAACCGACACTTTTTGGGTATGGGATGAGGATTCGATGGCTTGGGTTGATACCGGTGATGGACCCGCAGGGGAAACCGGACCGACTGGAGCTACGGGAGCAACTGGAGCCACGGGTGTAACCGGTGCAGGAGAAACTGGACCAACAGGCCCCACTGGGCCAACAGGTGTTACCGGTGCAGGAGAAACTGGACCAACAGGTCCTACCGGTGATATTGGACCAACAGGTCCTACTGGACCAACAGGTGTAACCGGTGCAGGAGAAACTGGTGCAACAGGCCCCACTGGCGATATCGGTCCCACGGGGCCTACCGGTGTAACCGGTGCAGGAGAAACTGGCGCGACTGGTCCTACTGGTGCAACGGGAGAAACTGGGTCAACGGGTCCCACTGGTGTAACCGGTGCGGGCACCCCCGGTGCGACAGGTCCTACCGGTGCAACAGGTCCAAACGCCATTACGGTTGGAACTACTACCGTTGTGTCGGGCACAACCACGAGAGTTCTCTACAACAATGCGGGGGTTGTTGGTGAATATACGATTACAGGCACAGGAACTGTAGTTGCAATGCAAACCGCACCGGTGTTTGTTACGAACATTTCAACTCCCGCAGTCCTCGCCACGGCAAACGACTCTGGTGCTCTCGGAGCGTCAGGAACCGCATTCTCAGACCTCTTCTTGGCATCAGGCGGTGTTATTAACTGGAACGCGGGTAACGCAACAATCATTCACTCTGCAGGACTTCTCACTTTCAACGTACCTCTTACGACATCAGGTCTTGTAACAGCCACAGGATTCTCACCGACTGCAACAACTGCTACCGGAAACAGAATGTACCTTCCCGCCGCGAACACAATCGGGTGGTCTATCAATGGAACAGGAGAGCTTCAGCTTACGAGTACGGCCCTTTCACCGATTGCAGATGGTGGGTCATCTCTCGGAACAACAACTCTTGGCTGGCAGAACCTCTTTGCCAACACCGGATTCGTTCTCAACATCGAGAACGGTAACTGGGTCGCAACGCATACGTCCGGAATTCTCACTGTAGGAACGGGAGATCTCCGCGTGACAACCGCAGGAACAAATACTGCATCCGTTGTGACCGTCGGCGGAACACAGACGCTTACAGCTAAGACACTTACTTCTCCGACTATCAATACGGCAACGATTGGGGGTGCTACTCCGCTCGCCGAAAATGCGTCTATCGATCTTGACCCTTCGCTTTCGGCAGACGGAACGTATACAGGCATCGCAATCACCGGTACAGCAGGAGCCACACTTGCATTCGGAGATCTGGTCTATCTTGCGGTCGCAGACTCGCGATGGGAACTCACTGACGCGGATGCTGCGACAACAGCCGACCGAATGTTAGGTATATGTGTCTTGGCTGCCGCATCAGATGGTAGTGCAACAAAGATTCTTCTGCATGGAAATATCCGTGCAGACGCAGCTTTCCCTGCGCTGACAATTGGAGCGCCGGTGTATGTTGGAGAAACCGCAGGAGATGTTCAAACGGCAATCCCTACTGGTGCTGACGCTATTATCCGTCGTGTTGGGTTTGCGCTGACTGCGGACGCACTCTACTTCTGTCCATCAATGGACGCTCAATCAACAGTCGCATAGTATGGCAATCACCAGAGGAAACAACACAACGCCAGACCTTTCGGGAGTAGGTGCAACATCGTGGACACAATCAATCACGTGTACCGCACCCGCAAGTGGGTCTGGTGTTCTTCTTGTGGGTGTTGCCCTTGACGATGTAGACGACATCATTGGAGTAACCTACAACGGCGTTTCAATGACGCAGTTGAAGAAACAGGCGATGATTGGTCGTGGTGCGGGCGGTGGTTTTAACTACATCTATGGTTTGGTTGGTCCAGCCACAGGTTCATCATTAACCATCTCGGCAACTAGAACAACTGGAAGTGGCCGAATCTTTATGGGTGCTGTTGAGTACACAGTGTGTTCTGCCACCATACCTGATGCTACAGGAGGCACGACACCTGGTGCTCCGTTCAACGCACTTGCAACGAACATCACAACAGTTGCTGATAACTCGGCTGTTTTGATGTTTGTAGTTGCCGACAACGGCTCACTTGCGGCTGGAGCGAACACCACACAGATTGCCGAAAGTACGGGTGCAAGTGGACAGGTTGGACTTTACGAGACAAGCCCAACCCCCGTTACGCCAGCAGGTGCAAAGACACTCAACATCACAAGCGCTGTGGATTGTAACGGTGGTTCGATTGCGGCTTCTCTAGCACCGTTCGTGGCGGCAGGTCCTGCAAATCTTAAAACCTATGACACCAACGTAAAAGCGAACATCAAGACGATGAACACCAATCCGATTGCAAACGTAAAGACGTTCGATACTAACGCATAAATTATGAACGATTGGCTCAAACAAAACTCTTGGTCGATAATTATAGCAGTGGCGGGTGTTATTCTCACCTTCTCGACATTGAGTGCACAGGTCGATGGTTTGGAGAAACAGACTACTAAAAATGAAGCTGCTATTCAGCTTCTGAACACTCAACAGACACAAGTTCAGGTTCAACTCGCACAGATTTCGACAGATATCCAGTACATCAAATCGGGGCTGGATCGAGTCTTGGGGAACAGGTGAACAAGTGTCGCTTTGTAAAATTAGCAAGTAATATATAATCAATCATATGAAAGGACTACTCTCTCTCAACTGGACGAACATAAAGAGCGCATTGGTCTATGGTGTGCTCATGGTAGCGGTCACATTCTCACTGGTCGCACTCGCACTGGTTATCGGTCACGGGTCAATCTTTGGAGTTGATTGGCGAAATGTCGTCGACAAGGGAGCAATTGCAGCCCTCGGTGTTATCGTGACGATGGTCTCTCTCCTCAAGAACTTTCTAACGGACAATGAAGGTAAGTTCCTCGGAATGGTCGAAGTCATCCCTGACAAAAAATAAACACCCATGTTCCCGCAAATCATAATCCGGCATTCCATAGGTAACATCATCGAGATTCCAAATGAGTTGAATCCGAAGGTTTTTACGTATCTCTCGAACAACTTTGCGCTCGGGGTGACTGCACTGACGGTTGATAACGCCATTGATTTCACCTCTGGAAGTATCATTCTTCTTCTCGGCTCGATGGGTGCTGAGAACGCTGAGTTCGGTTATGCCTCGGCCCACACAGACCAGGGATTCACAGTGACAGCGACAAAGATGCCACACAACCGCGGCGACCTCGTTGCACAGATTAACTACGACCAGGTTGAAATCTCGAAGTCATCAACTATCGATGGAAGCTACTCCGTTCTCGCAACACTCTCGCTCTTCGTTACACAGCAGAAGACCGTTCAGTTCGACTCAACTGGTCTCACGAGTGACTACTACAAACTCCGATGGAAGAACTCCGTTTCGGGAGAATTCTCGGGATACTCAGAGCCAGTCAGCGTTCTCTCATACCCTGAGAACTCTGCAGGAAACCTCATCTCATCAGTTCTTAATGCGATGGGTGTCTCTCCTAATGATGCCAAGATTACAACCCCATTCTGTATTTCAGCTCTTAACGACGCTCGAAACTACGTGAATCGCGGTAAGTTGTTCGGCATTCGTCAGGACTGGCTCGCTAGCTTTGAGTATCCGCTCCGTGTTCTCTCCGGTTCGAACTTCACTTACCTTCCGGATGACATTGACTTCAATGTGACCGACCGCTCTCTTCTCTCGGGTAGGTTCATCATGAACAACGTCCTTGCGCCGTTCAATCTCAAGTACATCGACAAGCGGTCATGGAACCAAATCGCCTTCAACGTGGGTGGTAGTGTCACGACTGACGAGACGGCTATCGCTGCAACCGAAATTAACCTTGTGAGTGCGGGCGACTTTCTACCTGTGAACAGTGCTGGAGTTGCGTACATTGCGACAACCGCGTTCGGTCAGACTCTTCTTCAAATCGAATATACCGGTGTGGATCTCGTGAACAACCAGCTCACCGGCGTTACTGGTGTGGACCGCACTATCCCTGAAGGAACACAGGTGTGGGTTACTCCAACAATCGCACAGCCAATTTCGTACACGGTCTATCCTGCAGGAGACGACATTCATGGAAAGATTGTGTTCGATCGCATCATCCCCGACTCGATGCAGGGTAACAACTTCTATATCGACTATTACAAAAAATACACTGAGGTTACTGACCTCTATCAACGTCTCCCGGAACCGTACCGTGAAATCTACAAATGGTACCTCCGGTGGGCAATCAAGTATCGGAAAGACATCACGGTCGCTCAGAGTGACCCGGACTACGTGAAATTCGAAGAACTTGTTCAGGCCCTGTTTGACAATTTGTACACAGGACAGAGTACAATAGTCATAACTTCATAGAATATGTGAAGTGACATTATTAACTAGCTTTGCAAAGCTTATGGCACAAATTCAGCCCCGCATCCCAACGATGCAGATAACGACTGTTGACCCGGAAACGGGTCTCGTCGTTGAGGCTTTCATTCCTACTGCGGATGCTGCTCCAGATGGAGCCACGTATGTCGGAATTTTCGCAGTAGCCGCTAAGCTTCAGATCCTCGGTGGTTCTGCAGCCGGCGCCTACTCGAACTCCGGCTCTACGGCGGTTCCTGCGTGGACAGCAGATGTGGTGGGAGTCACCGGAGGAACCGGAGGAACTGGAGCGACTGGTGCAACTGGTCCTACAGGAGCAACCGGAGACACCGGAGCAACTGGAGGCACAGGAGCAACCGGCCCTACAGGTCCAACAGGTCCTACAGGATAAGCTCGAGTGTTCACTCCCCGCCTTTATGGGCAGGGAGATAAGCACTTAAAATGATCTCTGTACTCATACCGACGATTCGACCGCAGAACATTCCGAAGATTTTGGAGCATCTGAAAGATGCGTGTTCTGTTGAGCATGAGGTTATTTGGGAGGAGGATACCGAACGAATAGGTGCTCCAAAGATGCTCAAGAAACTGGTCGAACGGGCGGCCTATGATTGGGTTGTGTTCATCGGTGACGACACTCTTCCAGAGAAAAACTGCATCGACAATGCACTAAAATACGCCCAAGAGAACAATCTTCTAGTTGTCGGTTTTAATGACTTTCACGGCCAGAAAGGGACTCATTGGATTGCTCACAAAAAGCTGTTGGACTCTCTTGAGAACCGAGAATTCTTCTTTACGGGTTACATCCACAATTTTTGCGATGACGAACTGAGGGTTCGTGCACAGAAAGTCGGAGCGTACGGATGGTGTGAAGACGCAAAAATTCACCACAATCACCCTCATTTCAACCCAAGTCTCGCTGATGACACTTACATGGTACAGACCGATTCGAGCAACTGGAGGAAGGACCAAGAGTTGTTCCAGAGTCGAAACTGCAAGCTTTCAGTTGTCATGATCGTGAAAAACGAGGAGGCGATGCTTGCTGAATGTCTCGAGTCGGTGAAAGATGCCGACGAGATTATTATTGTAGACACAGGGTCAATAGACCGCACGAAGGAGATTGCGGCTCAGTTTACGGACAAGATTCACGATTTTGAGTGGTGCGACGACTTTGCAAAAGCGAGGAACTTTGCTCTCTCAAAGGCCACAGGAGACTGGGTTTTGTCTATCGATGCAGATGAGAAACTAGAGGACCTCGGGATTGGTCAGATAAGGAGCCTTCTATCTACAACAAAGCCGGCTATCGGTATCCGAATGACGACGGCGTCAAACAGTTATCACGTTCCTCGGCTTTTCCGAAACATCCCATCAGTACAGTGGCATGGGAGAATACACGAGACAATAAATACCCGAGACTATGACAGATGCAGTGTTTCTATAACGTATCGGTCGTCACCTGCACATACTCTCGATCCACAGAGGAATATCCGAATTCTCGAGAAAGCTCATCAAGATGAGCCAGATAACACGCGGGCGATGTTCTATCTGGCGCGAGAGTACGGGTACTATAAAAAATGGGACA